CCCAGGCTACGACCCCCAAGAATGGGCGCGGGGTATGGAGGTTGAACAAGAGCATGATGATGTGACGGGCGGCGATCCGGTGAAGATTGCTGAAATTGTGATGGCGCATTTAAAAGAGGATGAGCATTATTATTCCAAAATTGCAAGCGTGATTGACGAGAAAGATTAATGCCCATAATCCTTGACATAGATCAGGCTAAAGTCTTAAGGCGAAAAAAACGCATCAAACGCTTGCAGCCCGTTAAATCACCCGTGCAGGCCGAACGTGACTTAAGGATCAGAACTGAGCAACTTTGGGCGCGTGTGATATTTCCGTCATTAGAGCGCATTAAAACAGCAATTGATTCAGGCATGGGCCAGGAGCAACTTGCAAACCTGCTTGAGTATGAACTAAATCAAGCTCAGTGGGCATATGGGGCTGAAACGGGCGAGATAGTCGATATGTGGCGGCTTGCGGTTGATAGACGCACTCGGGCGAAGTTAAACGCGGCATTGGGTAAGTCATTGGGCATTGACATTACAGCCGTCCTGGATGAGCCTGAAGTCGCAGAAGCCCTATCAATGGGAGCATGGGAGGCAGAACAGCTTATTGTGACTATGCCTACAAAAGTTATGGGTGATGTGGCCGATGCGGTTATGAAAAACATGCGCGGAGTTCCTTTACCTGAAGGCCGGAATCTCATGGAGCAAATTGACTTTTTAGGCACCCGAAGCAAAAAATGGGCTAAATTCATAGCACGGGATCAGACGGCTAAATTAACCAGTGTTCTGAATCAAACGAGACAACAGGCTCTCGGTGTTGAGGATTATGTATGGCGTACCGTTCAGGATAACCGGGTCGTAGGAAATCCTTTCGGTAATTATCCGATAGGAAACGATAAACACGGCAACCATTACATGATGGAAGGTGTTACTTGTAAGTGGGGCGATGTGACTGTTTATTCAACCGATGACGGAAAAACCTGGAAAAAGCGTACAAGTGAAATGCCGAAGGACACCCCTGGAAACCAAATCCAGTGCAGATGTACGGCTGCAGGAATTATGGATTTAGATAAAATCTTAGAACGTGCATTATTGCAATAGGAGAAATAAAAATGCCGGAATCAAGTAAGGTTCATCATGTTTATAAAGCGCTTTTAAAGGAAGGCCATTCCGAAGAATCAGCGGCACGGATAGCTCAGGCTCAGACAGGTGAGGCGCTTGCCACGGGGAAACCGCCGAAGCATAAAGAAGAAAATTGCAGTCTTGAGAATGCGAACAGCTTAGAAATCGGGCAACAGATAAAAACGGCAACAGAAAAAGCAAATGCAATCTATAAAGAAATGCAAAAATCGCCGGAAGCATACGAGCGCTTAAAGGGTTCTCATGAAAAGGCGAAAAAGGAACAAGAGCGGCTAATCGATCTTGGGTTCAAGGCAGGAAATTCTTTCCAAAACGGACGCACCCGCGCACTAAATCACATTATGAACCGGGCTGAACGGGCGGGGGTAAAGTTGGGGAATGCGCCTATGGATAAATTAAAAAGGGCATTAGCAAAAACCCCAGCAGATGATGAAGCTGCCGGATATAAAGATCGGCTAAGTGGCTTTTATGATAAATGGTATCGGTATAACCGTTCTGATGATGGGGTAGCATATGATAGGGGCTGCAAAAAAGCAGTAGATAGTGGGAAATGCCCAGATCATTTTAAACTGATTGAAGGTTATAGGAACGTCTAAAATGAACATTTCAAACCAATTTGAAACAGCAGGATATATCCCTCAACTTTGGGAAGATACGCCGGATGGCTTTCTAAGAGTAAAGGCACGGGTACTTCAAGAGGGAATTCTTGCCTACGATATTTCTGAAATGACGGATTTACCTCTGGAGCTTAATGGGGTGAATCCTATCTTGATGTTTATCGGTGTTGACTCTCTATCTAATCCAGAGACGCTACGATCTTTAGAGGGTGCGCGTGTCGTGGCGCCGGATCATGTATGGGTCAGCACTGATAACGTAGCGGATATATCAAAAGGGTCGGCGGCAGGATCATCCAGAATGAACGGAGCCGCGCAGGAGATTGACTTACTCGTTACAGATGCCGAAACGATTGAACAAATAAAGTCAAAAGAATTACAGGAAATTTCCGGTGGATATCATGCTAATGCTGTTTATTCGCCGGGGGAATGGAACGGGCAGCCTTTCCATTTAAAGCAAGAAGATATTTTTTATAATCATCTTGCAATTATCAAGGCAGGACTTGGAAGGGCCGGGCACGAAATCAGGATTCTAAACGCAAAAAAACAAACACAGGAGGACGATAACGAAATGGCTGATGAAAAGAAGATGGTAAGGGTGAAACTCCGGAATACCGGAAAGTATGTGAACACGGATGAGGAAGGAGCCGCTGCGATTGGTGATGAGGATACCGCTGCGGAAACAAAAAGCGCCGGGGTTGAAGATACCATGAACCAGCTCGAAGAAAAAAAGGGCAGCCTTGCTGATTTGCAGGCGGAAATCGAAGAGCTGAAGGGAGAACTATCGGTCTATAAGGAAAAACTGGACGAGCTTCTATCAGAGGAAGCGGTAGAACATGCCGCAGACGGCATGATTGAGGAAAGCGGGCAGGCAGACGATATCTTTGAAAACGCCTTTCCTGATAAAGAAGAAAAGGAAAAGACCGAGTTTAAAAATTCCATTCGAAAGGTGCACGGGCCAAAGCTTCATATGGTGGTGTTGAACGCAATCGGTATCAAGACGGACGATATGTCCGCTGAAGCAATCAAGGGCGCTTTCAAAGCACAGCATCAGATTGCCAATGCCTTGAAGGGCAAGGCCAAACCCGAAAAAGTCGTATCAGGCCAGAAGATGTTTCAGAACATGGACGCTAACCCGTCCAACCTAACTGGTCATCAAATGCTCGGTTATAAGTAAACGAAACGAACAATAAAAAACATAGGAGGAAAAACAAATGGCTTTAACTGGTTACAGGGGTTCATTAAACGGAAATATTCAGACCACTTATCAGGACCAGCCGGGCGTAGGCGTTCCTGGGATGCTGATGTATGCGCCCGAAGCAGGTGATAAGATTGATTCGATCTTCATCGGTGAAACAAACGGAATTCAAGCGGGCAAAGGCGTTCAGCTTGTTCGGAATGCCGAAAGTCCGATGAATTTTCAAACTCCGAATGTACTGGCATATTTGCCGGACGGTGATGAATCGGCGGCTGAATTCGGTGGGATTGTTATTTGGCAGGAAACTATGCAGACTGATTCCGACGGAAATAATATGTGGGCCAAGGGAAGAGTAGCACGAATTCTCAAACCCGGCGCAATGGGCGGACCTATTTATGTTGCAGCCAAAGATGAGGTTATTCCTGGAATTTCTACAGTCAACTGGGTAATCGCTGCCGGGTCGGACGGGAAGTATGAGATAGGTGATTTTGCGCCGGGCGTGCTTAATTCCGGAACTGTAGGCACCACGGTTCAGCTCACAAACGCGGCATGGTTCACAGCAGGCGATATTGACGGAATTGCCGGTATTGAGCTTTTCGGAAACATCGTCCCGCTTTTGGATGCGTCTATCTAACCAACAATAGTTTTTAATATAGGAGGAAAAACAGATGGCTTATGATTTTACAAGACATGATGGGCGTACCGGAATTGCGGTAGAGCTTGTTACATCGATTTACGACCAGGTGAGTTCAACCTTTTATGATCGGAAATACGCCGATATCTTATGGCAGACCATTATTCCAAAAGAGTCCGTGCTTATGGACATCAACCCTGGTGCAATGTCTTATGTCTACCGTGGGCGTGATTTCAGGGGCATGGGTCAGTTTGTTTACGGGTCGAGCCGGAACATCCCTCGCGTGGGTCAGACCATCAATCAGGTCACCGTGCCAATGCTCTCAGGGGCTGTAGGAGCGACGGTTATGAACGAAGAGGCAAGGAGCTACGCATTCGGATTCTCAAACCAAAATTCATTGGCTCAAGATTTGGGAACTATTATGCGCCGGGCCGCTGAATTGCACCCTGAACGGGTTATTTTCTTCGGGGATACAATGTCTGGCTTTTTGCCTTATCTCGACTATCCGACATGC